AGAAATCCATTTCTCTGTTTCAGAAGTCTTTACCCACTCACCATCAACTAACTTTGACTTAGGCTTATCCTGCGAATAGAATTTAATAATTTGTCCTTTATCAAAAGGATTTTTCTGATATGCAACTTTACTTAGTTTGTACGTCGTAGTAACACCAGTGTCCAAATGATATACAGTAATCTTTGGGCTGTATTTTGTATCTACTCCAAGTACAAATCCAGTATTTTCAAACTTAGGATTTGTATATGAAATATATCCAAGATATTCAGCCTCTGATTCCAATCTAGTACGAAGAGGAATTTCACCGTCTGGTATCATTTTTGCGAATTCACGAAGAAGATTATCCATACTTTCTTTATCAAACTTAAATTGCTTTGCAGTTTCAGAAACAGCATACTTTTGAACTAAATCCAGTGGTAAGCCAATCTTGTCCTTTTTAAGCAACTTTTTTCCATGGTAAAGATCATATAGGTCGCAAAGCTTAAGTAGCTTTAGAGTGCCGCCAAACTCCTCAAAATAGCCTAGTTTAATTAGGATTTCACGTTGTCGAGAGTTTCCTGGAAACATTTCTAACAATTCTAAGAATGAATCGAATTTACAATCTTTAAGATCATAAAGACTATTTCCAACTTCTTCATTGCAATATTTTACTGCTCCTACGCCTTTATAAATACTGTTAGTTTCCTTTTCAATATTATAATTAGCGTTTGAATGTCGGAATTTAATTGGTTTTAATTCAATTCCAAGTTGACTCATTTCTGAAATAAGATTTGAAGTTCTATTCATATCACCACTATATAAAGATAATGCAACAGTAAAATATTCCAAAGGATAATGAGCCTTTAAATATGCTCCATAAAGACTATCAATTGCAACAGATAGGCTGTGTGATGCATTGAATGAATAATGTGCGGCATCTTCAACAACCTGCCAAGTTTCATTAAATCCATCTTCCTTACCAACATTCTTGACCCAACCATCCAGAAGCTGTGTCTTTAGTGTTTTAAGTTCTTCTTCCTTGAATTTCTTTTTTGCAATCTTCTTAATAATATCATAAGTTCCCTTTTCCTCAATACCTAACCAAACAAGATACTTCATGATGGATTCCTGATAAATTAGATAATGGAAAGAATCTTCTAGTATATCATCAAGATCCTTAACTCCTGTTGTATAAGGCTGTCTTTCAACAAAATTATTAAGCAACGATGCAAAACCGGGACGAATTGCAGCCACATATGCGGAAAGTTCTGCTAAGTTTCTTGGTTTATATCTCTTTAGAATTTGCTTATCAAAGTCAGAATCCGCCTGATTGATAGTAGTTGTAAGACCATTTGCATATAAATCCCATACTTTATCATCACAATTTTTAATAAGTGTTGGAATATCATCAATAGGTCTGCCAATTAACTTATATACTTCATCAATAATTCTATAAACTGTAACAGTTAGATAGTCATTCTTTAGATATTTATATACATCGCAATTGTAACCATCAAGACAGCAGCAAATTTCATCGCCAACTTTAACCAATCCGACAATCTCTGAAATCTTATCATTTGAAAGCAAGAAAGAACAAGGAGACGGTGCAACACTTTCTACTACACCACGGAAAACTTTACTATCTTCAATTAGCTGTTTCCAATCTGGATGATTCTCATATTCTTCTAAATTTTTTGCAATTTCATCATATTCAGAAATATGCATATCGTTAGCCTTACACCAAAGTCTGAATGCAGAAGATTCTTGAAGAGGTTTATATGCAATCATATAATAAATACCGTCTTCACCAAGAATATCTTTACTTGCTTGAATAACAGGTGTAACATCAGCCCAGTTAAGGTCAATATCCGGTAGTGATCTAGACGAAAGAATACGTTCTGCAGACATAAATCTAGTGGGATATAGTGTGATAGGTGCACTAATTCTATCTACTTCTGTTAAACCTAGAAGCTTATTGACATAGAATGAAACTGCACTACCTCTTCCGCTTCTAGTCAGAATTGCATCATATTCATTAACTGCTTTCTTTACGATATAATGGTCCAAAATAAAATAGTCAGCCATTCCGCAATCTTCTATGATTTTATATTCATATTTAATCTGCTGAATATATTCTTTCCATCTTTCCTTTGGGACATTATTTCTTTCTTTTGCCCATGCTTCATTGATTAAATTTCTAAGAACTTTATTACTATCACCATCTGTGATTTTAGGAATTTTAAATTCTTTATCAATATGAATGCCCTCTGAATTATCAAAAATCAAAGTATTATTTAATGCTTCTGTTACTTCTTCCTTAGTTAGAATTCCTTGCTCTTCATATCTTCTAAAAATTTCATCGGAATCAGGGTAATCTAGCAAAAAACCACCCTCTTCCTCATATACAATCCCTTTTGCTTTTAGAAACAGATCTCTATTTTTAGAATCATTAGGATAAATATAATGTGAGTCATTTGCATGAATTATTGCAACTCCATACTTTCTATGAGCGTCAATAATTTTTCTATTATGTTCTTTCTGTTTATTATCTACATGTGCTTGTACTTCTAAGAAAAAGTTGTCCTTAAAATGATTCTTAACAGGCTTCAAAAAACTTTCTTCCCATCCGTCCTTAAACATTCTGCCTGCTACACAAGCAGTAGTAACAACAGTATCTGTCGGAGTTAATGATAAAAGCATATTTAAATCAATTCTAGGCTTATAATAATATCCATCGGTATTTGCCGTTGACATTATTTTATTAATTTCTTTTCTTGCATTTTCAGTCATAGCAATAAGTATAATATGATACATTGCTCTAGAAGTTTTATCATTAATATCATCAACATAATATGCTTCTACACCATAAATACACTTAATACCATGTTCATTACATAAAGTATGTGCTTCAAAAATATTACTTTGGTATCCATGCTCGGTTGTAAAATATGTAGTATGTCCAAGTTCCTTTGCACGATTGATATAGTCAATCGGCTTTGAAATACAATCTAGTGTACGTAAATTTGAATACATTGTATGCTTATGATAATTATTATATCTCATCATCAACTCTCCAATCATTCATAATTAACTGTCTATAATAAGTTCTTCCAAAACATCCACTATCTAAACTTCCAATAGCACTAATTGAACCATTAAACTGATCCCAATTTCCGTTGAAATTCCATTTAATAAATAATGTCTTACCACCATCGGCAATAAGCTTCAAGTGTTTACCACCACTCATAGCTCCAATTTCATAATCTTCAATGCCACTTACCATAACAGAAATCTGAGGCCAACCTTGTCCAGAGATTCTATTTAACATTTTTATTTGTTTAATTAAATCGTCTGTAATTTGCTCTTGATTAATCTGAATATCAATAATAGTTTCTTGTACAAACTCAACACCCTTAAGTGCTTCTTCAAGTGCATTTTGAAAGTTTTCCAAGACCTCGGCATCAAACCACAAACCAAATGCATTCTCGTGACCACCGCTAGACACAAGTCCGGTATCGTCAACATATTTCTTAAAATCCTTAACACCAACAGCACGCGCGCTGCCAAAGAATTCATGCTTTCCAACCTCGCCGGTCTCTTCATCAATTTCCATTCTGTTTCCTAATATAATAACTGGTCTTTGGTACTTTTCAAGAAGCTTATTACCAATTAAACCTTTCACTTCTGCATTGGTTTCTACAAAGAAAAACATTACCTTTTTATCCATTTGTGACTCTGCTTGTTCTTCTAGAATTGGCATAACATCTGCGATTTCTATATTCTGATATTCCTTACAAGATTTTAGGTCGTTAACAAGCCTAGTGATTTCCTTGGAGTCTTCAGATAGGAACAGTTCTACCGCTTTTTCATTTTCATTCATACGGTTGCTTGCATTAACCAACGGTGCTATACCAAATGAAACGGCTTGGCTATTAAACTCATAAGAGCCATTAATTTTCTTAAGTGCTGGATTGACTTGATTATTAAATCCCTTATAACAAATATATCTGTTTTCTAGTGATTCGGCACTAATATCAACCATATCTGCAATTAGACCCGTACTAGCAAGGTCAACTAAGTCATCGCTAAAATCATCTAGCTCTATCCAATCCATATACGCACACAGTTTCCATGTTGTTGCACTACCACTCAGAGCAGGATTTGGATAGTCTACGGCTGAACTTACAAGAGTAATTGCACCAGTTCTCTCCATTTGCTTTTGCATAGACTTAGAAACTAGGTGATGATCCGTGATAATAATATGTTTTACCCCTACTTCCAACACTTTTTCATATGGAAACATTTTTGTTTCAATAGAATCTACAATCCATAAAACATCTATGCCATCCAATATGGATAAATCCAACTTTGCAATACCATGTTCTTTGCCCTGGTTAATTCCATAATAAACTCTATCTGTATGATTCTTTAACCATCTAACCGCAATCGATCCTGCTGATACTCCATCTGTATCAGTATCAAAATGCACAAAAAAACTACCATTATTTTCTATATTTTTGGTAATAATTTGTGCTGCTCTATCTATATTCTTCATTTTTTCAAATGGAATAAGATAATCTTCATTTGGATATAGTAGAGAATGTATATTTTCTATTCCTCTATCCTCTAAAATTGTATTTATAATTTCATTTGTTGTCATACCACGACAATCGCTTTTAACTACCCATTTCTTCTGCATATATTACCTCATTCATTTTGTGTTGTTAATATATTCTTACTAACTGTTCTTTCATAATTTCTTCAAACTTTTCTTTTCCCATATCTGTTGGTGATGATTTTGGTAGCACATCTAAATCTTGATCTGAATCCCAATACCACACCTCTGGCATAAACATTGTTCCAAAACTTTTAATTATATCAGCATTTCTTTTTGTTTTATCAAATTCCAATCCCTCATCCATTGCTATAATGATACGTTTAGGTTGTAGCTGTAATAAAAGTTTTGTTTGTTTTTCTGACAGACTATTCGATCCTAGTGCAACTATATTTCTAACACCAAAATCCCATGCTTGCATAACAGATTTTTCAGATTCCACAACAATAATGTCGTTTCCATATAAATATTGATAATTTTCTGAATAACCATATAACACCTGAGACATAGCTACAGGAATTGTATACATATACTTCGGTTCTTCATCAATAGGATCTCCATTTAATCTACCCTTTGCACCGACCAATTCAGAATATTCGTTTCGAATAGGTATAATAATTCTATTATCCATAACCGAAAATCTTATATCCCAAAACTTTTGAGCTTTTAAACTTATTCCGTCATGTAAAAATTTTAAATTTGTATGTTTTGCGTATTGATTTAATACATTATCATCATATATCTTTAACTTAATTTCATTACTTTTACATGAAAGATTATCATATATCCCACCAAATAAAGCTTTCTTTTGCTGTGGTCTCCAATCATTATTAAGTCCCAAAATTTTCTTCGTTGTCTGTAAAACATCACGAAAATCCACCGATTTTTCCTGTATAATATAACTAATAATATCAGTACTTATGCCACGAGACCAGTCTGAAACCACACAATATTGGTTGTTTTTTAATTTAATAGAGATGTTCGCACCACCAGAATCTGATCGTGCGAATCTTATTTCTGTATTGCGGTGATTAATGTGCTCAAATCCGAATGTTTCTAGTAATTCAATTAGTTTATCTGGATTTTCTACAAGCCTTTCTTTAATTTCATTGAGCACATTTTTCACCTCCTACATTAATTTTGTGTTGTTAACTATATCATAAAAAAATAAATTTGTCAAGACAGGTTATCTACCCTCTGTATTAATAAGCTTATGTGTAGGTCTCGCTTTGGCGCTTTCGTAAAAACAACAGAAATCACCATCATATCTTACTAGATATGCAATACCAGTATCATTACTGTCCGCTCCTCTTCTACACTTATCTATAAAGAACAAACGCCACACTTTGCTTCTGTCTGGTAAAAACTCTTCTTCATACCAACTTCCATCTTCCTTTTGTTTGTGTCTAAATGGATGAATAAAATATGGACTACTTGGATCTAATTCCGCATCAGTTACCTTTCTAAACATAATTAAGTTGGATAGTGTTTCTTTAATTCCACGTGAATTAGATAGGCAGCTTGCATCAATCCAACATCTATTTAAAGAATTAAGGGCCAACTGAACAGTCATAAGACCAATTACATTATATCTCATTGCGATTTCCGTTAATGCTCTAGTGTCCTTAATAAGACTCATCCAAAAAGCTTCATTATTGCCACCATCCATAGATAGCTTAAATGTATCAACCAAGAAACAAGAATAACCACCACGGGTAATATCCTTTTTAATAATTTGACAAGTCAATCTTGCATCCGCATCACTTAGGCTAGTAATTTTAATTGCCTTTGCATAATGTTCTTTCCAATACTGTCTTGCTTCCTTAATTTTCTGCCTATCTTGATCTGTTAAGTTGCCGGACGCCAACTTCTTTTTTGTTACTTCCCAATAATTTAGGCAACGAGTTAGTACCCATACAAGGAATTGTATTTTTACATCGGATACAGAACTCTCATTTGTTATCATAGTCACAGTTTCACCTTGAGAGATAAGGCTCATAAGCGTTGTGATCATATATGTTGATTTTCCAGCACCGGAATGTGCTGCCCAACAATTTAAAGTGCCGTGCTTTACTCCGAGTATGTTCGAGGACATGAATGGGAATGTTTTAATCACATTTCCATTAACATCTAAACCAGCCTCACCAAAACTGACGCCGACCTCTTCTTTATTTTCCAATCTTTCAAGAAACGCATCATCGAAGTCAATAAATCCCTGTTCAATAATCTTTGAACTATTGATTTTTGTGTCAAGTGTTGCCAAGGTTCCCTCATAGAAATCAATAACTTCTGACGCCGTAAACTTCTTAAACAGTTGATAAGGGATAACTTTCTTTCCATTATCTAATGTCATTTCATTTAAAAGGTTAAAGTTTTTTCTATATAAAGATAGAATAATATTACTCTTATTTAAATCATCTAAAAATGAATCATAATTCTTAACCGAAACCGCATCCATGACATTCTGAATCTGTTTAAAACCACCAAACTCATTGTTGATTTTATCTCTTAGGTCTTCGTTTGCATTAGAAATGAATGTAATTTCATCAAATGTGTGATATTTTTTATCTCTAATTTGCTTTCCAATTGTAAATAGCATACGACCAGACTTAGTTATGAAATCCTTATGAGATAATCCACAATCATCATATAAAGTTATATCGTTCAAAAGGCAACCACAAATATTTCCCTCTTCTGTAAGTCTCGTTTCTAATAGTCTTTCATCATAAACATCAAATGCTCCACTAATAAATTGACTTTTATCCATTAAAATTCATCCTCCAAATCTGCCAAGGATCTACGTCTGTTGCGAGTAGCTGTAGCAACCTCATAGAAAGTTTCATCAACCTTTACCTTTGGTTTTTCTACTTCGCTTACAACTACACTTTGCTTATAATCACCTAGCTTATTCTTCAAAATTGCACTTAGGTATCTAATCCGATTGAATTCTTTGTCTTCAAGTCTTGCAATAGTATTATATAAAAATTCCTTATTTTCATATAAATATTGTCCAATTTTATCATTATCAGCAACCTTGTTCCAAATCTTCCACTCTGCAAATAGAGCCGTGTTAGTGATCTCTTTCCGTGCTATAATATCACAGACTAATCTATATACTTTATCCTTATCTTCTGCCACCTTTTTCTTTTTGCTCTGGTCTGCATCATATTCTTCCTGGCTACAGTAATAAGCTTTCTTTCCATTAGTAATTACCATATATGCTATCTTAGTATCTAATGGTTCACCACATATACGACATTTCGCTCTCATATTATACCTCCTAACGTAAATAAATATTTACAAAATAACATCTTTTGTACATATTTACGTACATTATGAAAAAATTTGGTGAGGTGGTTTCCCACCCCACCATAAGTGTTTTTATTCAAATACCTCTAACATCTTAGTTAACACTTCAACATCTTCTAGTTCGTCTAGCTTCTTGCCAGTAGAATTTAGAAGTGCCTTAACTGTCTTCTTCTGTTCAGGGGTGCCAGCTTTATTCTTGTTTCTGATTTCTGTTCTTACGGCATCAAAATCGAAATCTACATCAAGAGTATCATCTAAATCCTCATCAACATCGAAGGGTGGTTCATCTTCATCTAAATCGTCCTCTACAACCACAGGAGTAGGTGTTG